TTCTGTGCGACATCACCTGTTGCTTTGAACATGTCTCGTGCACTTACTGCATTTTTTTCCATTGCCGCCGTCTTCGCTTCAATAACATCCTGGCCGGCCCCTAACAATTTGTGTGCCTCAGCTATATCTGTAATGCCTAGCTGCTGCGCAATTGCTTTTTGCTTAAAACGATCCATGTCTCGGAAACTTTCGCCGCTGGCTTCCACGGCTTCTCTTAACATTGCGATTCTTTCTTCTTCGGTGGCGTTAACCAGATCCATGGTATTTAAGTATGGACCTCCCAACATTGCATTCAGCTGTCCGGCTTTTTCGGCAGCTTGGTCCATGTTATCAAATTGGCCGGCGACACTCATAAGTGTTGTCATTTCAACCCCGGTCTCTGCAACAGTAACAGACAGTTCTTTAAATATTTCCTTTGCTCTGGGTAATGAATAAACTGATAATTGTTTCATAGCTGTAGCGAATTGTGTTGCGACTACATTGGTCATTTGACCTGTGGCTGCGGCCAGATTTACAATTTCTTCACCTAACTTCTCACTGTGACCAACAACGTCAGAGACTCTGTAAGTTTTACCAAGTATGTCCACCATAGAGCCATAAGTACTTGTCTCAATACCAACAGTTTTAAACTTGAAGGCCAACTCCGTGAGGCCGTTGGCTACGTGGGCGCTTCGGCCAGATAGGCGCCCCATTGCAGTACCCATAGTGCGCGAACTAGTCGCCATTGCCTTCATAGCGTCGCCGATATCTGCTTGTGTGATTCCTAAATGTTGATTTTCTCTTTGCATCTGTATGATACGCTCACTGAGAGATTCCATACCGGGTATACTTTTACGAACTGCCATATCCATGCGTGATACCTGGCCCATGGCACGTGCAAGGCCCGTCTGTTGAGTGTTGATTGCTTTGTTAGCCTCATTGGCTACTGAAATCCAATCCTGGGTTGTCTCAATTAATTTATCCGCGGCGTATGTCGCGCCTTTATATATGAGGGCGCCGGTGGCCCCGGCCATGAGCGCTTTTCCTCCTTTCCCCTTCGTCCCTGCCTTCACCGTTTGTTCAGCCACCTCTGCCCCTGGCTTTATCATTTGCTTAACTTTGGATACGACTTTTCTTCCACCTTTGCGGCGGCCGGCCGATGCGAGGAGAATGCCGCTGGCGCCGGCGGCGGTGCCTGAGAGGAGATCTCCCATATCCATTTGGGTTTTAGCTAGTCGTTTGGTCGTTGTGGCGCGCTCGGCAGTCTTTTTGTTGATTTTAGTCTGTTGATCTGTTTCTTTTATGAGATTGTTTAGTATTTTTGCTTGTTCGGAATTTTGGTCTTGGAGACTTTGGCGGATGGCGATGAGCGCATCTCTCTGGCCTTCGGCTGCGATCATCGCTTTTTGGTTTAAATCTGCACCTAGCATCCGCACGTCTAGGGAGGCATTCATCGCGTCGTTGGTAGCCGCTGTTGCGTCCTTGCCTTGCGCAAGGGATACAGCTATGCGTTGAGCAATCTCAGCGTTTTCTTTTAGTTGAGTGCCTTGAGCTAAGAGTGCCGCGAGGCCGGCCTCTAAAGTTTTTTGTAATTCGGCGCCGGACTCGCCCATCGCGTCGAGAGCTTTTTTTAGCGCAGCTGCTTGTTCTGGTGTTAGTGCCATTTGATACCCTTCTTACAAAAATGTTCTATTATAATTAGTTGAGGGCTGTAATTTTAACTATTTTCTTGAGCGGTGTGCAGAATTATAGGCTTCGGCTTCTTCTTCTTTCTGTTTAACGAGCCTTTCGAAAAACCATTTACGCAAACCAATTGGAAGATTATAGGCTTCGATAAGACTCCAATTACCATGGTATTTTAGTAAAAAGAATTGCTCATATACTTTTTCTATATACTCAAGCGTTAAACCAAAAAAAGTCTGTAGTGAGGGGGACCTCCAGGACCCCCTCGTAGGCGCATGACGAACAACTGAAAGAGTGTTTCATATCGAGAGAAGGTATTAATTTTTCATATGTTCCTTTTATGTGGCGCCCATGCAAGGCGGGCAATGTGTTGATAAAATCGTTTAAAGGTGCTGGATCCCTTATATCATTAACTGAGACAATCACTAATCTTAAAAAATCAGTGGCTGGGGTCTCTGGAAAGTTTCTTTTCTTTTTGTGTTCTTGTAACTGCGCAATTTGTTTTTCGTCTTTTCCCGTCAGCAAGCGAACTTCAATTACGTATTGTGTCTTAGGGAGTGGCACAAGGAAGGTACCTGTATCTGTTTTTTGAATTCCGTGCTCTGCCATAAATTCGTCAGAAGAAGAGTGTACCTCTAGGGAACTTAAATCAAAAGAATAATTTTGAGTTTCATCACATTCCGGGCATGTGACTGAAGTCTCATATATCGCACCATAGCCATGCGCGCGCGCCGCTACAAGTAGTGCATTTTTATCTCCTAAAAGTAAGTCATCTATTTTTATTTTTTTATCTACGATGATGCTTTCAAGCATCCTGTCTAGGGCGAGGCCCTTTCTCAACAAAGCCACGGAAGTTAAAATATCTTCTTCTTTGGTGGTCATATGTTTAATTTCTATAACTTCTTGATTAAAGAGCGGATGCTCAGGGGGGTAGAAGAGTCCTCTGCTCGGAAGTTCAACAAATTCAGTGGGAGTTATAAATTTTAAACTTCCCCCTTCCAAATTTGGTTGTTTCAGTTCTGTATTTTTTTCGGTTGGGGTGGTAGGTACCCCAAGTCTGTCTTCATTGGATCTTGCACTCATTTTTACCTCGTTATTTTTTTATTTAACTCTTTTAAGTTTTAATAGCCGCGAACAAGCCATCTCGAACCTTTGTTCTCCCAATTGCTAAGGTTACTATTTTGGGCGCTGGCTGCGGCGTCTAACCTTCGTTCTAATTCTCTTTCACTCCAGCCTTGTGTAAATTTGAAGTTTTTATACGCAAAAGTTAATTCTATCGTGGCCAAAGTTTCCGCGCTGTAGTCGATGTCAGAAAAATTTACTCCTTTCAAAATTGGCTTGTATATGCTCCATTCGCCGTTAGCGCCTCCTCGACCGTCCAGTTCGAGGATCGTGATAACTTGGGGAGTTCCTTCTGCATAGCCATCAAGGAATCGCTGATAAGTTGCGTTTTCAAATCCATCTCGATGGCCCAGAGCAGCCTCTTCAAATGTCCATGTTTTCTGCATCATAGACAGGGCCGCTTGAATATGGCCTGCCGTGTCAGCGCCCTGTGTGCCAAACACGTTTACGTCCGCCAAAGTAACTGTAAGGTCCTTTGTTGTAAATTTCTGTGTTGGATAATCTATTTTCGCGTAGTCGCCGGAATGTAGTTGGTATTCGCCAACTTGAGTCTCTATATCGGTGTATCCAGGGCGGCTAAAGCTTTTAACCATGTAGGGAGGAAACCCATTAAAGTCTGATCCCCCAAACATTAGATCTCCAAATAACAATATGGCTTCAAAAGATCTTTTTGGTCTTACACTGGAGTTGCTCCAAAATTGCCACATCCCGGGGGAAAATATTTTACGATCAGCCATTATTTACCTATCCAAAAAGATCCGTAGTTTTTTCTATAGAACCCATCTCTTTTTTATACTTTTCAATGGTCTTCGCCTGTGGCAGCCCGCTGGTCATAACAGGTTTAGGAACTGGGTTTTCTGGCGTGCCATCGCCTTCGTATTGGGCCCAATCATATGTAAAGGTTAACTCAACGTTTAACATCTCTTCGGTGTTGTAATCTAGGGCACCAAAATTAACCTTTGAAAGCCACGCATTATGTAAAGTCCAGCGCTCAATTTGCTGACCCTTTCCATCTAATTGCGAGATTGCTGGGACTCCTACGGCAAGGTTTGAGTCTTTCTTTGTCATGGAAATCGATGCATCTGCTTCGGTAGTAGGAATAGCATAACCAGAGGCCTGCAAAATTTTAACTATTTTAGAAGAAGCGTCTGGATATACGGGGTCGACCAATGTTACTGTAACATCCTCCCACGTTACTCGGCCGGGATATTTAAAAGTGTGAGCAATATACTGGTGATTAACCGGCGCTACAGAAAAGTTCGGTTTTCCCACCTTTGTAATAACATACGTAGGAATATGATCAAATATCAATACCCAGCGAAAAGATCGCTTTGGATCAATTGTTGTCGAACTCCAGAAATTGGTCTTCTCGGCCATTTTTTAATATCTCCTTTTTATCCTCTATTAATAAATAGAGTTAAATTAAATTTTTAGTCCTCAAAAGATGCGCCTGAGTCCGTAATAATGAAATCAATTGCGATATACTCAATTGCACGTGCTGGCTTTATGTATAGCTTTGCATACAAAATATTTCTATCGATGAGATCTGGAGTTGTAGTTGTCTCATCTAAAATTAACTTATACTCTGTAATACCCAAGCCTGCTTTCACATCACTAAGGAAAGGATTAACTTTTGATTTAAATCTATTCCACGTTACTTGAACATTTTGATCAAACAAAATTGTTGCAGCAAACCGTGAAACTTGCTTTTTCAAGAAAAGAACAAGTCGTCGAACATTAATTCTATCAAGGGCTGAAGGAGTTAGCTGTAAAGTTTTTTGACCAAAGATTACAATTCCTTCTGCTGGGAACGAAGCGATTGGATTAATGTTCACCTCGTAAAGCCTATCTCGATCTTTTGAAGTAAGGCGCTGTTCCACTCCAACAACTGGGATGCCGGCTGCACGATTTGCGCTCAGGCCGCCGCGAGTAAACCCTGCGGGAGCAAACCAAAGTTGCGATGTTGCTTCTCCATAAGCCATCGCACCCAGAGCAACGACAGAGGGGGGAACCCAGAGCGTAGAACCGTTGATGGTATCGCGAATTTGAACCCATGGGTAATAAGCGCACCCATAACTACTATTAACCTGCAAGTCATTTCTTTTGTTAGTAATTACTGCATCTAGGTCGCCTGCACGAGCTGCTCTTGCGCTGCTGTTTTGGGCTGCTGGAGTGTATCCACCTTTAAGGTCAATAATTGCCAAAGCATCCGCACGACTTTCGCACATCTCAACCAACTTGGTATTAAGTTCGTTGTCAGTAATACCAGGCATCGCCACCAAATTATATTCGACAACTTCTGGGTCGCGTAAAGAATCAATAGCCACATTAACAGAATTGAACGCCGAGTTATTCTCTTGGGTGAGGGTGGTGCTGGTGGTAGTATCTAAAATTCTATTGTTAAATGGATCTTTTTCTGTGATGTCCACTCCGTCGGCGCCGCCATGTAGAACTGTTGTAAAACGATTCCAACCTGCGGTTGGGCCGCCTTTGTTGACATCAATGACATTTTCGTAAGAAGCGGTTAACGCACCTCGACTGCCGTCCGCGGCGGCGACCTCTCCGGAGCCAGTGTGTGCTGTATACGAGAACCCCGACGCGCGGGATCCGGATTCATATACTGCGTCATTGCCATACTTAAGGACATAGCCTGACGAGGAAACATTGATATTTCTCACCTCATCGAGAGAAAAGATAAAAGAATCTTCGGTGAGGTTAGTAGTCGATGCATCATGACCATTTAAGTCCTCGCATTTTGTTCTTAAGTGATCGAAGACGCTCGCATTAAATGTATTCGTAGAACCGAAATTAGTGTCTACGCCGAAATAAGCATCTTTAGGATCCGATTGTGGACCACGAGAAGCGGTTGCGCGCAGATATAAGCTCGGGTATTTAAACCTAGCGGACACCACATTGCCAGAAAGCGAAGCGCTAATTGTTCCAAAAAAGCCTCCGTGGCCGGCCGGCGAGTCGCTTCCCGATTCCACAAAAATTTGTGCATCGGCGGTTGGGATACTCATTTTCGCTGTGCCGGCACCGGAAACATTGTAGAGTACGGCGGAGGCGCCAGTCGCGCTGTCGGCGCCCGATACGGCAAAGCCAAGATAACGCGGGGGACCATAAACACCGAAAGGCAAGCACTCTGCAGTTGTGGCGGCGCGATCTACATCTTCATCCATCACCACGTAAATCCAGTCAGAGCGGTTAAAGTGATCTCCAAAGGCGCGATATCGACGATCTGTGTCATCCCATTGCTCAGTTTTATTGCCGATCTTTCGAGCAAGGTAATTTGACGATCCCGGATTTAAGTTGCAATTATTATACTGTTCTATAATTTTAGGTGCAGCATCTGTATCGTCTATGTGCCGTACNACTACACTGAAACTACCGTAAGGATTGTTATTAGGATCGTTAGATGCTTTGATATCTTGGATGGAAATTTTGATTTTACGTTGTGTTTCTTCTCCCAACTCGCGTGCCGCGAAGCGGAATAATTTTTGCATGTCCCCGGGGTAATAAGAGCCGGTGGATCCTCCAAAATCTTGTGAAATGAACCATCCTGTTTTGGCAAATTGGCCACTGGGGCTTTTAGATTTGCCCATACGAAAGTCGGCACCATCGGTACCGCCTAGTGGTGTAGCCAATCTTAAAATAACTCCATATGTTTGGCCGGGAAGCGTTCCACTTACACCTAGGGGGCCGCCGGCGCCGTTAGTACCCAGGAAGCTCTTGACGCTTCCTTCAAAAGATTCACCAAGCCAGAAAGAAGATGAAGCATTGCCAGCTAACTCGGGATTAGTCAACGTTGGGTTTGTATTAAACACTTTTCTGATAAAACGTGGTGAATCGGAATTAAAATCAAAAGAGCTATCTTGAATAACTGTACCGGCTTGATTTGCAACCACCACTTTAAATGTGGGGCCAGTGTCAACCGCCCGCATAAACGAACGGTATCCTTTCCCGAAAATCCCCTTGTCTGTGGGGCCATCCTGGAGGTCTACTGTTTGGCCAGATAATTGAATATTTCCACCCTGTAGATACCATATGGCAGCTAGCGTGCCGGTCAATTGACGAGACCACCGGGAATTGTGGTACGACGACGACAGGATATGGCTGGCGGCGTTGTCGTTGGCGTATGGGTCTTCACAAAT